ATTGAATGTACCACCCTCACACTCTAAGTTACCAACCTCAAGTGTGCCTGTGATTGTACTTACACCTGAGAATGTAGACTTATAAGGTCCCTCAATGTGAATTGCAGATGCAGGCTTAAAGGTTACATAAGTACCAACAAATTCTGCATCATAAAGTCTAGATGTACCAGCCTCATGCACCTGTGTATAGAAACCATGTTGTTCCCAAGGGATTCCGTCATAAGAAATACCACCTGTGGTGTTATATCCCCAGAAGTTTGCACTCTTCTTGATAACCAATGTGTCATAAGACACACCAGCAAATGACTGGTTAGCAGCGAAGGTAACGATACCTGATACAAACAAGTCTTTGATCTTGGCAACACCATTGACTTCAAATGAATCCTTGAAGTTAAATATACCAACTCCAGACTGTCCAATACCAATTTGATCAAACTTATAGAAGGATCTGTCTCTCTCCTGTGATACTGCACCAAATCTTCTCCATTCACCCTCTGCAAAGATGTGACCTAAGTATCCACCAGCGTTAGGAACACCAACGAATGAAATATCACCTGATCTTGCAGCAGTTAATGGTGTAGAGATACCAACTGTGAACACTTTACCCTGTGGGGCATCTCCTCTAAGAGATAGGTTTACAGTTTCAATACCATCTTCGGAAGTGTTGGTAAGTTTCTCTGTCATGTTGACAGGACCATAGAACTGTGATGTTCTATTGTTATTGTCTCCACCCTCAACTGTGAGTGATTCTCTAATCAATACTTCATCAAATACACCTGATGCTCTCTTAATTGTCTCTGCTTCAGCATCATCACCAACATAGGTGAACACTGGCGCTTCAAGAACTTCCTCTTCACCTGTAATAGATGATAACTTCTTATATCCTGTGAAGAAGTCTCCAGAGTCGTTCATACCAGTATAAACAACTGTACCACCGTCTAGTTCTTTCTTCTGAGCAGATAATGTCTCTTGATCTGAAAGAACTCTATCCTGTTTCTGTGGTAATGATGTTGAGTAGTTTCCTGATCCGTAACCAAGATATTCAAACGTATGACCAGATGCACGAAGAATCGAAGGTCTACGAAGTTCCATAGCAAGAACCTTGATCTTCTTGATCGTAGTTCCTGTTATGGCAGAAGATGCCAATGTACCAAACTGGCCTCTAAGAATATTATTAATGTTGTCAGAGGTGAATCTTACGACTTCACCATTGATAATACAGTAGTCTCCTCTTCTGAATCCTTCAGTAGATGAGAGTGTGATAGTGTTATCAGTAGATGTCAGTGGGGCATTGATTGTGGTAGAAATACCTGTATAGAAGTATGAGGATCTACCAGCAAGATTGTTCTCACCAGCACTCAATGACTTACCGTTTGCGGATATACCAGTACCAAACAGTCTGTTGGAAACTAGTGAATATGATGTATCAATACCAGCTGTGATGATACCAACGTTGAAAGTAATACTTCTAAGTGGTAAACCATCCTCTACACCTTGAACAACTAACTTCCTATCATCAAATAGTGGGTTTCCAGTTCCTTGCATAACAAATGCGTTACCAGGCACAAGTGCGTGGTTGTCATCTGTTCTGAGTGTTGAAATTCCTGTCTCTTTAGAAACATCAATATAGGTAACACCAACACCAATGTTTGCTAAGTGATATGTTGGAACTCTTCTATCGTCTCTACCTGTGAAGTATGGGTCAAGATTTCTTGAAGTTCCAATCTCAACAGAAATAGACTTGGATGAAGGAACATCAACAATTTTAAATGTACCGTTCAACTTAGGATCTTCAAAACCAGAGAGGTTCAATCCATCTCCTATATTTGTGAAGATAGATGTAACTGATACCACACCAGCGACACTAGGAGCGCCAGCAGGGAATGAAGATACAGTCATGGTATTACCGATACCATATCCACAACCACCATCTAATAGTGATGCACCAGTAATAGTACCAGCAGCTGAGACTGTGATCTTAGCAGAAGCATTTCTACCAATCAGAGCAGAGTTCTCAAGGTCTGCAGCATATATTACAGTTGCAATACCTGATCCATTGTTGTATCCAGAGCCAGGATTAACAACACTCAAACCCTTCACAGAGTTGAAGTTGTGTTCAACGTCAGTGAATAGAGTAACAGTCGTGTTACCTGTACCAGTAATTACCGCACCAGTAGCAGCAAAACCTACCTGTTGTCCCTGCATGAAATATCCAAGAGACTCTTTAGTGATAGATCTCTTTTTATCATTAGTGATAACTTCACCAATAACTGCAGCACTAGCATGAGTGATAGTGGGTTCTGGATCAGAATCGTAGTTGTCTCTATCTTGTTGTGGATATAGATTTCTTACGTCTTGTTGGAAAGACTTAGTAGATACACCAAATCCAAGATCCTTATCAAGTGGAATAGATGCACAAACCATAGTGATGTTATACACACCATCTTGTCCAGATGTGCCAGGCACATGAGGTTTGTTCTCTTGTACTCTATAAACTGTGAAACTATCAACTGCCTTTGATCTCTGAACTGTAGGTAGTGATTCAATCTGTTGTTGAGTAGTTCTCTGGTTTACCTGATTAAGGAACAGGCCTGGATCTGTACTGATACCAGTGACAGTGAACTTCTTAGTTGAAATAATATTATCAACACCAAACTCACCATTATATCCTAATTTAAATGTTCCTAGACTATTGTTGACACTATCAATGTTCCTGATAGTAACAGTATCTCCTTTCTGTAATCTATGTGGTTCTTCAGTTGTATATGAAATAGTCTGAGCACTATAAGTTGCCGACTTAATAATTTTGACGTTCTTAAGTTGAGTTGGGTTACTCAAGTCTGCACTTAAGAATGATGCACTACTTACACCAACTGACTTAGACTCTTGTAGAATGAAACCAGGCTTCGGAGCACGAGCATTGATATGTTCTTTTGGAATAACATATCTAATTCTATACAGTCTGTCGAGTAGAGATCTATTATCAACTCTTCTCTTGAGGAATGTAGTTCCTGTTTCCTCTCCAATCACACCAACACCGATAGTATTGATAGCAGAGAAGATAGTATTGTCAGCAGTGCTTGAAGAACCAGTTAAATACCAACCACCAACTGTGTTGGGAATACTATTAATGGTATAAGTAGTCTCATCAAACTGCATTGGGTGGCCTGGATCGCCAGGATTCTTGTCCGATACAGTAGATCTTACTCTTAACTTACCACCACCATTAGAAATACCAGTAATAGGTCGTCTAGCAATAGCATCGTTAAATGTAGATGCTAACTGAATTCTGTCTGCAGCGAGTGTACCACCAGAGATTGCAAAGTAAATCTTATCATTAAAGATACCACTTGGAGTTTCACCAGTATTACTGAATACTCTGACTTTCTCACCATTTACAAGTTGATGAGTGGTTTTGAACTGGAATACGTTAGAAATAATGGCGTTGACACCAGAGTTTCTAATAACCTCATACTCTTTAAATCCAGAAGTTCCAATACCACTAGGAACTTGCATAAAGACAGGAGATTCATAAGTCTCTTGTACTGCCTGTCCAGATAGAGTATTAACTAAACTTAGGAATAGTGTATCATTATTTCTTGCACCAACTTTGAATGAATCAATCTCTGCTGGAGGAACAATCTCTTCATTGTTATAACCAAACAGATAGAATCTATCAGTTACACCAACACCAATGGTTTTTCTAGTATCAATAGTCAACCAAGATACAGTAGAGTCCTCTCTTGTAATCTCTCTTGGTGGAATGACATGAGTGATATAACCAACATCATCTCTGTCGAATGAGTCTGGACGGAAACCTGTGGACTCAAGAGCAGTTTGTCCAAAGTTAGAGTTAGAGTTGGTAATTGATGCGTCACCGCCTCGTTCTGCATGGAAGTGACGAGCATACGCAATAGCGAACACAGAAACCAACTGAATAACAGAGTTATTCCTAGTCCTCATGTGAGAGGTTTCAAAATTTGGTTTGTATATCGCCCTTGAGTTAGAGTGTAGTGGTTTATCTGACTCTGATACTGTAGTAGTATCGTTGAATATTGCAGTTGTGGGGTTGTAAAGTATGAAAGCGTTGTCGTCTTTCTGAATTGAGATACCAGTGAACTGAGCACAAACCATAGATTTGAAACCAGTTGCCTTGTCTCCATCACAATCCAATCCGTTCATACCGAACACTGATCGGAGTGATACGTTAAAGATATATGGAGAAGCAGATCCAACAGTATCAGACTCAACTACAATACTAGAGTTCTGAATCTCTTGTGCAGTTGGTAGAGCATTGCCAGGAACATTTGGTGTCTGAACTGTGAACTGAGTATTACTTGTAACTTCATCTACAAGGAAAGAACCATTGTAGGAGTTAATTGCAGTTGTAATACCAGCAATTAAGACAGGAGTATCCTTGAATAGTCCATGAGCCTTGTTAGTATTAATAGTCAGAGTTGCCGTTGGTGTGTTACCGTCACCCGCTCTGATAGATGTAACACCAACTGGATCAGATTGCAAGTCACCAACAATTCTAAATTCATCAACACTTGGTTCAAAGTCATCAAATGTAGGATAGTTTCCAACTGGTCTACCAGATGAGTCTCCGTATGCCTTTGCAACCTTGAAGTAGAACATATCAAGGTCTGTCAATCCAGTGTCTGTACCATCGGTCAAGACATTGTTTACACCATCAGCATAAGTGAATGTTGCTAACTTGTGGTGTGAGTATGAAGGAGTTTTTCTATTACTATCATAGTCATAATATGCAGTCTTGGTGATGTCTGCATCAAAAATAGTGAATGCCGTAAAGTAACAAGTACCAGTAACTCTAAGAACACCACCATATTCAATGTCATCATTTAGAGGATCAGGAACATAAAGAGGTCTAAGTTTGGTTTTACGAAGATCCAAACCAATGATAGATGTACCACGAGGCATGATAGCACCACCCTCGGTACTATTATACTTGTACAGTTCGTTATTAGGATCTAAAACATCAAAATTACTTTCTGATGTAAACTGTTCTAATGCAGTTACTTCATATCCAGCGTTCTTTCTCTGTTTAAATTCTGCGTTGCCACCATTATTTGTGACAGTAAATCCAGGCCTGTTATCAATGTAGTGTACGCCAGGATATGCTAAGATAGTTGTTCTGTCTATCTTATCGTTATTTTTACCAACCTGATATGAAAATCTTGCTGCCTCAATCAGTGCCCTCTGAATTGTCTTGAAGGGTCTTGTCTGAGAGTTACCTCGGTTTTCAATACTATCAGTAGCGTCAAAGTCACTTGGGTTTACATAGAGTATATTACCCTCAGCGTTCTTTAGAAAGTTTTCTAATCTTGATAGAGGCATCGCACCAACAACCTATAAAATTTCTTCTAACCTATTTAGACAGGATCAAATGACTATCTACAAGAATAGTCTTTGACTCAACCGCATTTCCTCGCCATACATCTCTGCCGTGACGAATGGTGCCTGCAACATATCAGAGGGAACAATGATCGCTCTGTTGAATTCCATCCCAAACATCATACATTGTTTCCATGCAAGAACCGACTCATAAACATCCTTCCTGAGTGAGAAAGCAGTGGCATCAGCGTACATATTCTTCATGTCCTCATCAACAGTAGTCTTTCCAGCAAATGCCCAGAGATCAGTGCCACCACAGTTGGGCATATTTTTGTTGAGAAAAATTTCTATGGTAAATTGAAATGGACTTGGGTTTTCTGGATAGTAAACTTGATGTGGTAGTAATTGTAATGGTTGTTTAGAAATAGTATCTTGATCAATCCAATCCACTAGGAATGGCATGAACTCCATGTTCTTCTCCACAAAATTGTGGTCTGTCGGTCTACCCCAAAAGTGATCGTCATATAACAACTCTCTGAACATTCTTTGAGTGTTCTTCTGTAGCTCGTCAGTTTCGAGGACTGATCTTGTTCCTGAGTGATGATTAACTAATGGTATATCTTCTCTCTTCGGTAACTTAAGTGCAAGATTTCTTACTTCATCTGGATTTGCATAAAAATTATCTATCAACATAGCACTCCTGTTTTCAGGTCCTATATCGTTGATAGCAATAACTTCTAAACTTTCACTTAATTCAAACATCTTTGTTTCTTTCTTCCACTAACTGTTCAACTTCTGTTGCAACCTTATCCATTACTGATCTTACATCTGTACCAGAACCAGATGTATAGTAATAATCCGTTCCTTTAGGAGCATAGTGTCTGGTGTGGAGTGTCCAATGCCACTGTTCAATATGTTTTGAATACCAGAATTGTAATCTCATGATCGTTTTAATTTATATAGGAGGGGGCAAAGCCCCCACAGTCACTTGGTTAACAAGGAGTGACCAATCCCCGATTGCCCCTTAAGCAGCGACGAGTTCGTCAGTGCGGGCAAATTCTCTTGTAAGAATACGAGAGAACGCTACGATGTTATTCGCAGCAGTGTCAGATGTTTTTGCATCTATGGTTTGCTCTCCGAGCAGGTTTTCAGTCATGTTCCGTATACCCTGTCGAGACCATGGCATCCCCTTGAATGGAGATGAGGGGAATCGAACCCCTGTCCAGAATGTCGATCACACCACCTACATGTCTTTTTGAGTCATACATCAGGACTATACAATCCATTGTATCCAAGAATATCTAGTTCCTTTTGTAACTGGAGTCACTTCATGTGGAAACAGATACAGTGCTGGAAATACCAAGACACTTCCCTTCTTTATATTGACAGTGTGTTCCTTCCAAAACCTAAACTCGCCTCCTTCAAAATCATCATTCAACACACCTACCACACTAGTAACAGGTATGCCTCTAAATTGTCCTTGAAAGAAATCTCGGATGTGATCGTAGTGAGGACTAAGATAATCGCCAACATCATACTTATTGAATTTTATACCTGAGCAGGCTTCCCAAAATGAACCGCCAGTTTGATCATCTTCAATATCATAATAATTATATTTTTCATGGAAGGCACTAAACAACTCATCATTTACATGTGGTTGTATTATATCTACTGCCTCTGGGGCAGTTACGGTTGATTTCATGTTTGAATTTTTATCAATATCAACCTGTTCAAAGTCCTGATACCACGAGAATTCACCCCATTCACGAGAATCTAAAAGAGATACTATCTGATCACATTCCTGATCAGATAGCAAATCATATTCAAATATGTGGTCTTTAAGATTCGGATACTTCAACATCTTTCATGGTAGGTTTCTGTTTCAAAACCTCATTGCCAGTTTGTTTGGAGATAAATGCAGAGAGTTCTGGAGTCTCCTCCCACTCCCAGACTTGATTATTCTGTGGGTTTTTCTTTTGAATCGTGAGTGTGCGTTTTGCCAATTTCAACCTCCCTAGATAGAACTTCGATTTCTTGTTCAAGGCCAATGATCCGAAGTTCTGCATCATTAGCCGATCTCTCTAGAGCCCTTACAGTAGTAGAGAGTCTTGCGATCTCTTCTCCAAAGGCATCAATATTTTGTAAAAGTAAATTGTTCCCAAACGTCTGAGGATTTCCCTTGTCTGCGTAGGCAGTATCCTGTACTTCCTCGCATCTCTTGAGATAGTCCTCTTTTGACATTCTGTTGTTGTCGCTCATGAGTATTCCATGTAAATGTTTCCAGATATTGTAGTTCCCTCGTTGCCTGAATTAACCATGTGCATGAGGAATGATGGGAATATAATGATACTCCCAGGCTCCAGAGTAGGTTTATAGTCTAACGGAAACTGGGGCAAAGTGCAACCAAAATGGTTCTGAATGTTATGAATTGAAGGATTAAAAAATGCAGTTCTTGATGTTACATCAACATATATCACATAACTCCATTGACTTTTAGGATGTATGTGAGCATCTTGATAATCATGTTTCTCATAAACATTTCTCCATATATGTCCAAACCTTGCGTTCTTTCCCATTAGTTGTGCTGGATGGAGATTTCTCTCTATTATACCAGACAAATAACCCCAAACTTCCTGTGGAATTTCCTCTTGTTTCTGTGATGAGAAAGTAGATGAAACTCCAGAATCCCAAGTAGGTTCTAAAGGAGTGAGGGGAATACAATCAAATTTAGTTACATCAACCTGATCTTCAAAGACAGGTATTCCAAAAAGTTGTTTCATTTAGATGATAAAGGCTCTGTTCTCATTGTTTTATACACCAGACTTGATCTAAGTCCACGATATTTTTCGTTTGGTGGCAGTCCATGATGCCATATATTACCCTTAAAGAATATAACTCTGCCTGGCATAGGATCATAACCAAACCAGTCTTCATCTAGTTTTGCCATCAACTGTCCACCCCACTCTGGTTTCCACTCTTTATTTACATAGTAACAGAAACTGAGTCCATTGTCACATGTACAATCCTGATGTGGTGTAGTGTTGTGTATCCACTGTTGTCCATTTATCATTATCTCACCCACCTCAACTTCAAATGGTAGGGAGTTCATAACGGCACTGTAGATCATTTTAAAGGCACTATCCTCTGCAATACTATTTGTGCCTGAAGGAAAGATTTGTTGTTTCAATGCTGGTGCTTCTGTCCATGTGGGATCTGCACCTACATCTCTACCATCTTCAGCATATCCACTGGTATGTCCCCAAAACCAGTTGTATCCTGTCATCACCATATCATGTACATGGTGAACAAACCAAGGCGGAAATAAGTGATCTACAACGTAAATTTCGTCCTTCGACAGATCATACTTAGACCAATCTAAGTATTCTGTCCTCGCATCAATGTGAATCATAGTTAATAAAGCCAGTCTTCATACTCACCATTTATATCTAGTTTAGCAAGTCTACTCTCTTCTAATCGTTTCTTGATACTATCAAAGTAAATTGAAGTATCGGAAGGTAATCCCTGTTGCCCTGGCAATTTACTCTCGTAACTACCTGTAGATTTGACATCTACTATCTGAGGTGGCAATGGTTTAGGTGGGTCTATCCTTTTATATGTAAATCCCTCACCCTCATGTAACTCAAGTGTTCTTATTGCATACTTCTCGTGACTACAATCACAATACTTCTGTCCTATACTATCATAAACAGTCCAGAATGGATAAAAATGATCAGGAATCATAACCTAAGTCCTTCCAATTAAAGTCTTCTATGTTTTCGGCATTTTCTCTTTGTTTCTTTTTCCTAGAGTTGACGTATCCTATTGCTTGTAGATACCCCCAAGCCCTAGTCTCATCTTCATTTCTAAGATCTCTAAGAGCAACCGCTCCATTTATATAGTGGTTTATTTTAGGTACGTTTTTGCCGATCAAATCGTTCATTTCTGACTCTCTGGCAGCAATGGCAGAATCCAAAGTTCCACAGTTAGAGGGGATACTTCCACTGGGAGGAACATTTGCATATCCAAGCGTAGTAGCAGCAGCTTCAGTTCCACCAATACCAATGGATAGTCTTTGTCCTTCTGTTGCATATTGTATATTTGCTGGACCTCTATTGACCCCATTGGTATTGGTCACACTATAGGTAGGCCAATTAAAAGTACCAACATAATACTCAGCCCTGCCATTACCAACAGCAGGTTCATCTTCTTGTCGAACTTCTCTCCATTGTGCGGTGATATTAGGATCACCATTATTAATTAAATCTAATGTATGTCCTTTTCCTATGTTTACATTTGCTGCAATACCAATTTCTACTGGGTCGATTGGATTCTTCGTTGATTCAAATACAAGATCATCTGTATTGCCTGGTCTAATAACTAGGAATGAACTGTTTATACCAACCGTAGTTGGTGGTTTACTCAATTCTACAAAGTAATAATCAGATACAATACCAATATAGAATGAAGTTCCTATGTCGTTGTTAACTGTTACACTTACAGCATTACTCAATTCAAAAACATCAAGAACCACTTCCATAGCAGATGTAATACCTGTGTTATCAACATAACTCTGGATACCTACAGCAGTTGAAATGCCTGTAATGGTAGTTCCAGCTGCAACCAGACCTCCTCCACTTTTGCCTGTATCACCATATACAAAATCTCCTATACTAAAAGCAGTGAAGATACCGATCTTATTATCATAATAAATTTTGTTATCACCAGATGTGCAGAATCCAGATAAAGGATAAACCTGAGCAGGGTATGGTGTTAGTCCAAACCCAATAGCAGAGACTGCATTACCTGATGGGAATAGGATTGGATCTATGAGAGCATCAGTAATAAGATCTCCTGTTCTTATGCCAGCAGCTCTACCTGTAGCCAACCCAGTGAGTGTGTCGGCATCAGAATCAAATATAACAAGGGCAGTACTATCAACGTTAACGTCAGCATCATTGATAGTCTCAACAACGTTAGCACCATACTCCATGTTTTTTGGATACTTGTAATATTTTGCTCCGTAGTATCCTAACCATGAATATGTGTCTGGATCTTTTTTACACTCCCATGTCTGCGTTGATGTATTACCAGAATTATATCTCCTGTAAATACTTTCTTCCTCTACTAGAACCCACTTTAATCCACTCCTACATCCAGCATCAATTCTATCAATATATGCTTGCTTAACAGCATTTATTGCATTATTGATAGGATCAATCAGTGGAGGTAGTTTATTATCAAGTTTATTAATTATTTCATCATACTCATCAATGATTACATCAGTTAATGCTAACTGTTCTGCACAAGATACACTCTCTTTCTCTTGGAGATCAACTTGTTCTCTGATTCTTTTTGCAATTTTGTTTGGATCAGCAGCCATTAGGTTTCTCTACCCTCATATTCTACAACTAGTTTTGGAACATCTTTACGTTCAGCATAAACTACATAACTACAACGTAGATTGTAAGCTTCAAAGTTGTGTGGGTTTACTATTATGCTTAATTCACGTCCCCTTGAAACACTATAACACAAATTTTGGTGAGATCCAATAGCAGTTAGATGTACTGTTATGGTTTCATCATCTACAAGATCTTTCCAGTAGTCGGGAAGTTTAATCACATTCTCACCTTTCAATTCTCCCCTAACATATACTCCTACCTCAGGACCCTCAATACAAGCATGAGCAAGACGGTGAGGAAACTCTTTAGATGGGTGTGGTATATCAAATTTCTTAAATGGTGCAGCAACTGACGCAAAGGCACCAAAAGCAGCTTTGATTACAGGAGTTGAAATAACCCCTGCAACTGTGAGTACACCAGCAACATTCACATTTCCATTCTTCTGTGTTATAGCATTACCAATACCCAGTGCATTTTTAATATCAACACCGTTCTTAAGACTCAGTGCGTTCTTGATCGTAGTTCCAAGTTTTGTAGTAAGACCAGTGAATGTACTGACTGCAAACACATTATGAATACCGAATATGTTTGTAATACCATGAACTTGCAATGATACAGGTGCTGGAAAACTCATGGGAGGTCCAATCATGACTGTTGCCAGTGGAACACCAATGTTGGGAACTAATCCAAAGTAACAGGGACCATTAGACACCAAAGTGCCAGGAAATACCTTTGGTATGCCTGGTAAAAATGATGTATCCAGTGCTCCGATGACAACTTTGTCACCGAACATTCCTATCGAAGCCGTTTGTGCCATTATAAAAAGTCCTTAAATCTATCGAAAGCACCGATCAAAGCGCCGAGGAAACCACCCTGTAACTTATCAGTTTGTGTACCCACATCAACTGATGATCCACCAGAGACCTCAATGAAGTTACCACCAAGAGAAAGATTCTTAGTACCAAGAATATTTGTATTACTGGCATCTATATTCAAAATGGGAGACTTTCCTATGTAAATTTGCTCGCCTGCTTTCATAGTAAGTTCATCGGAGGCAGCAAATCTTATATTTCTACCCTTTAATAGTATATCACCATCTTGAGCTTCTATCACAATATTTCCATATGCGGCACAAATAATTTTACTGGGTTCATTCTCCTTCCCTCTTATACCTACAGTTTCATATGAACACCCATTTACTACTAACTTTTGAAGTCCACTCTTATACCAAGCAATACCTTGCTTTTCATCGGTGACTAAGGAGTAATCTGTATATTCTCCCTGCAAATCTCCATCAGTAATCTTAACACCAGAAGTTTCACGAAATCCTATACTATTTCTGAACCACTCCTGTGACGTTGGTTTTTGTACGTCTGGTTTAGTTGCCATTAGTATCCGCCTCCGTAACCACCCGATCCGCCAGACCCGCCACCACCAGAAGGAGGATTACTAGGTGGAGGAGTACTTGGAGGTGTAGTTCCTCCAGTTTGTTCTGAAGACTGTGTATTTTGTTGCGTAGTTTGTTCTGGGGTGTTTGTATTAATAGATGGTGCAGAACTATTAGTGTTGTCGGCAGAGGCATTTGTCTGTTCCGTTGTAGTAGTTGTGTTAGTTGTACTTACAGTTGGAGTAGTTGTTGTGGTGGTGCTTGATTGCGGAGTGTAGGTTATAATTGGTTGTTGACCAAGACTTTCATCTTTCGTATTATATATTGTTGCATGTGGTGAAGTTATATGAGTAGGTCCTACCATCTTCTTACCTGTTGATGGATGAACATGGAAGTCGCCATAATATGGGTTACCATTGACCCATCCAACCTGTGTTGTGCGTTGACTGTAGACACAATCAACTACCTTGACAAACAGAGTTCCACCTCTCCTTGCCTCATCAGTTGCATCAATTCCACTTGAACCTCCAGCAATACCACCATCTCTACTTGGTTTCTCTCCAATATCAGAAACATAGTCAGGACTATATGCCATGATTGGATACAGTCTAGCACCAATTCCAGTTCTTGTATCTATCGAGACTGAAGGAATAGATTTATGTTTATCCTGACACCTAATGTTATTGATTCCAGCAATAGACCCTGCTGGGGTCACAATCAAATCAAAAGAACATTCTCCGACTCTACCCTTATCTCCAGATGTATATCCGATTCCAGGCCTGTAAGGAACAAGATCCGTTACAATACCAACTGGCTCACTACCAATACCAGAAACACCTCTGGTTGTAAAATTATAGGTATCAGTTCTTGCCATACCAGCAAACTGATTTTCATATAGATCTAGGAATGAACCCTCAGACATGAAAATATAGTATTCTGTGTTAAATCTCAGGTCATTCTTAGGATCTATCTTAATAATTCTATCGGATAGGAATGATATTCTATCATTCTTCACATTAATTCTTTCATGCACAACATTAGTGCCCGCTTCTGTAATGGTAATATCTCCATTACCTTTTACTATTGCTTCATTAAATGTAACTGAAAGAGCGGTAGAAGTCTGAACACCTACTGCATCATCAGCGGGTGTGGTAAATGTAATGAAGGGATTTTCATCATCATCGTCTTCAGTAACAGGATACTTTGGAGGAACTACACCAGTTGAAGGACAATATCCCTCTCCACTCGCCAACATAAAGATGTCAACAATAGATCCATTTTCATCTATGATTGCTTCAGCGTGAGCACCACCACCATGTCTAGTCTTGTCTATGATTGCAATTTTTGGAACTCCAGTATAATTTAAGCCTGGTTCTAAGATCTCTAACGTAAGAATACTTCCATCTACAGATGAGACTATAGGCATAAGAACGGCAGTCTTTGTTCCGTCTCCTCTAACTTCTACCTTTGGTGGAATACATTCACTCCATGTAAATCCTGGCGGCACTGCATAACCAAGATCATCTTGTGACTGTGGATTCTGCACCCTACTATTACAATCAAAGAAGTCTGGTAAACCTCCACCTATCATACTGAGAAGTGAGAATTTAGCTCTTGCATCATAAACTCCATCACCAGTAGTATCTGCTGCTCCAACAAAATTATCATATTGTTCCAGAATTTTCATGTTGTCAAGAACTTTTCCAAATGATAAGTCTGGTTTAGATGTGATTCCTAAACCCTGAGACCAATCATCATAGTCTTTACAGGATAATTTAGCACAAGCAAAGAATCCTAAGAGCATATTAATATAACTACTTACCTTTGATAACAAACTACCAATACTACCTAAAGCGCCAGTCAACCAATCTAATCCGTCTAGTAATGGTTTTAATGCTTTTGTTAGTTTGTCGTAGATCTCTCCCAAAATATTTCCGACCATCTGTTCTACCGCACAGACAGATGGATTCAATACCTTACCAATCATGTCTTTCAAAAGACCAGTCACCAAATCAAATAGGCCTGGAATTTGATCTCCAAAGATACAGAATAAGATATCAAGAATCTTCTGTAGAGCTTTGATGATAGGAGATTTCTGTGGTTCTGGTATAATCAGTGCTTGTAGATTTCTGAATACCTTCGTTATCAAACCAATAACTTTATCTCTAATAATATTGATTATCTTCTTAACCGCAGCAGATATTAACTTAGAAGCCTTTCTAATTAACTTCTGAACATCTGCAATCAGATTGTTTGCAGTATCAATATAAGAACCAGCAAAGGCAGTGAGAGAGTTTACTGTGGTTAGAAAACTACCAATCGTATGTGCAATATCACCCAAAGGACTGTCTTCACAACCATTGTCCATGCTATGAGGACCTAGTTGGGTATTAGAAAATGCTACCTCTGACTTTCTATCATTAGATATACCCTCCTTTCCACTTTCCAATTCGCCAGATGAGTTTTTCTTTTCCTCACCAACTTTATTTTCTGCATTTACTTCTAACTGATTCTTTCCTTCTGCTACATCAGCTGCATTTAATTCTTTGTTTTCGGAATTGGGAAGGGTGGTCATCCCTTCGATACCAGCTCTCCTACCAGATGCCACAGCGAAAGCATTAGCTTCAGATTCAGCACCATCTCTAAGAATATTTGAAGGACCTAATGTTTGATTGATTGATCTAGCTAAAGCACCAAAAATTACTGGTTGTTGTGCTTCCTCTCCATCCAAGAAGAAACCAAAAACAGTTTCTCCACCAAGCATTTTTGACTTTTCACCTATAGATGCTCCACCAGCACCAGAGTTGGGATCTACCATGACATGTGCCCAAGGTAAATCTTGTTCACTCAATATGGCTTCGTCAAATGGGTGATAACCTATTATTCTTACTTTACATCTAAACGCCCAACCCTCTTTAGTATCAGTAGCTTCCCCACGCCAATGTTCTGGATCGGCAACTCTACCGATCCACCATATGAATCCATCTCTTCCAACAAAGTTGGTCTGTGCAAGGGCGCTTTCTAACATCAATCATTAATCGTCATAGACGAGACATTCGGGTTCTGAGGGGTTTTGATCACAGTAGAGCTCAAGGTATGTGGGATCATGATGATCTCCCGCCTCGATATCTTTCTTGTTATGTTCTGCGTATTCTTCCAACTCGTGAAGTTCACCTTCGATGTGCCTACGAGTCTGGGGATTAATTGTGGGATCTTCTAAGATCTCCTTATCTTTTTGAATGTGTTTCTCTAAACTTTCCATTTTTTCTCCTTATTGAATGCCATATGAATCTCTAATGAGATTTAGTGAGGTGACATTTTTACCCTCAGCTATTTCAAAGTGATGTCGTAAACTACGGATAACAAAGAATCCACTTTGTTCTGAGTCTGATTTCTTCCGACCCGAAGGTCCATCATAAGTGGGACCTACCTCTGGAAGTTCTACTCTGATAACACGACCAATTCTTAATGTAGGATTACAGGGTACAGTTATATTTAGGGACTGTTGGAAGAGCATTGTATATCTGGTAAAAGCTTTAGCCATATCAGTGGAGTCTCTACCCTGTCCTTCTACTGCTTCCTCAGATTCCTCAAGTTCTGGATTCCACATTCCTCTGTCTCCCATTCTCACAAGAACTCTTGATGCCAATTTGGTGATATCTCCCTGTGGAATTGGTACTATACCGCCAGCGGTTTTCAAATTCTCATCCTTTACATTATCCTCTAAATTGTATTTCACAACATCCAGTTTCCAGTCTAATGGATCATACACATATGTCAAGTTACTGTACAATCCAACCCTCAAGTTTTTCTGTACATCTGTTGTCTTGTTTGTCATAGCGTGAAGAATCTTAAACTCATTTTCTGGATCGTTTGCAGTGATTAGAGTTGAGTAAGTGTATGTTGGAATACCATACTTTGATTTGAGGGTCTCACCATCACCAGTTGGATAGTCTACTTGAGTAGCATCCACCATTCTGTCTACTGACTTGAACTTGTATCCATCATAATCTTCATAGAAAAAGAATCCAGAGGTTCCCTTTCCTTCCGCTGACGTTCCTTTTCCACTTTGTCCTGACACTGGGGATGTTGATGGAACTGCTTTAGGACATAACCATTGTATAGTATAAAATGGTTTTCTCATATTACCAATGAAACCATAGTTAGTAAGACTCCTCTCAACGCTCATCCTATCTGGATCAATTTTTAAGTCATCTGTTAGTATGCTCTTAACATGTTCACTTATTGGTTGTCTGCCATATCTTTTCATGACTCTAGTAGTCTCATTTGAGAGATTAGTTAGAGTGCAGCACTTGAGCGTGAATACTTCTTGTCCTTCAACTTGATTAACTTTTTCAATAGAAGACACATATAGAGGATTTCCATTTTCCTCAGTAAACTCAACATCACCGTATGCAGTTCCTATAATAAGGTCAATCCTCTCATATCCTCTTATGGGTATTTTACTTAAGAGAGCGGAAGTATCAGATACTAACAACCTTACTGATATTGCTGGAGATAAGAGATCCTCAAAATAATCAAATTGTACAACACTATTCTTAATGTCAAGGGAATCTACGGAGTCTTGTTTCGATGAGTCACTAGAACCACCCCTCTTGAAAGTAATCTTATTCTCAGGGGTTATTTTAACTTGTTTGAATTCAGTTTTCTGTAAAGATGCAGACATTAGGTTAAAGCTAAACTATTAAGTTGAATTTGAGAAAATAATGCTCCAGTATCTTGTACTGAAATTACTTCTGTGGAACCGCCATCACCCGATCCTGTTACAATAGGTTGTTTACCTGTATTTACAGGGGTAGGAGTAAGTGCAATAATTGGTGAAGATGATTTAGATGGATCATCATAAGGCATATATTTCTCTGGAACGAATTGAGCAACTAGATTAGGATTATTCGGAGTGAGAGATGACTGATCTCCCATAGGATCTGTTTTGGCACCTCCACCCCCTCTCAGTTCTTGTAAAAGAGGCATTATATTACCATAGGCATTATTCATAGGATCATTATCATAGACACCTTTACCAGAAGCCTTTTTAATAGAAGCAAACTGAACTGCTAATCCATCATTAAATTGAGCATCGGTAATTTTTCCTGCCTTCCAGTCTTGATATCCAGCAATATTCAAATAATATTGCGACATCTTATCTTGAGTTTCTTTATTGAAGAGTGCCTTGGAAGTATCAATGCCCATTGATTGAGCAACAGATCTAACTTCCATCATCTGATATGCTCCCATAGCAGCACTTCTATTACTAGCACTACTATATCCAAGTGATTTTTGGTGATTTAGATAATCAGTTTGGAGATCATGAACTTGATCAATAGTCATCTTCGTAACATCTTCTTGACCTCTAGAGAATGTATCACGATTTCTCGAATACATTGACGAGTAATCATTTCCAGATTCAAGTTGTCTGATCTTTGTTTTCAAATCCATGTCACCACCGCCAAGACCTAACATACTAGATTGTGATGAAACACTACTAGGATTGGCATCTGACATCATCTCGTTAAGTACAGTAAGAGGTTCATCTTGAAGTCGTTTCTTCAACTTTTCTAGTTCACTCTTAGTTCTAAGGTATTTTTTCGTAGCTTCTTCATTAGCCGCTAGAGCACCAGCATCTGCATATGCCTTTTCATTTTTTGCAATCTGAGCATCAACTGAGTCATTAATTTCTTGAATCCGACTTTGTTGATCTTTTGAATTGTCTTTAGATCCTAGACCTAGTTTTTGTCTTCCTTTTTCCGAAAATACATTCGGAATATTTATTCCAAAACCAAGAGAAAATTGACCGTCATCAATTTTACCACCAGTAAATTTTCTAACGTTTGCCTTTGTTTGATCTATACGTTCGGACAAGGTTGGATCTCTATCCACACTAAAAGCACCAACTTTAGCAAGGAACACAAATCTATCCATCAATTCCACAAACTGATCTGAATTTTTTTTATCGATACCTTCATCTACAGATGATAATCTATCGTTCATCCTTTCTAGGGTAGTATCATCTGAATCTACTTCTGACTTAGGAATTTCTTCTGGGTCTTTCTGAGATACTGCTTGAAGATCTTTCTTCCTGTCTAATGATATATCTTTGTTCTCATCAGCAGTAGTTTCTACTTTTTCTAATCCTTCATCTCTAATCTTTTGTTCTTCACTAAGATCTGACTGCATTGCTTTCTCGTTTCCACCATACTGGTTTTGGAGAAGTTCCTCTGTGGATCTCTCTTTTGACATCATTTGTCCCAAAACTAGAGGCAACATCAAAGCACCGCCAAGTAACATTTTATTCACTTTTGAACTCCTGCCACCACCGAAATTTTTTGCAAATAGTCCAGCTTTTTTTAATGTTTTTTGATCAGGAATATCCTTCGTAACACTTTTAGTCATCACTCCCATAAATCTAGCAAATCGATTTATAGATGATTCAGATTTATCTACTGAATTCTTAGCTTTCTGTGTTATACCAGTTATTTTAGATTTTTTCATTATAACGCATCCACAATATTAAACAGTGATTTAGTTGTTGCAAGATGTATATTTGATGGATCTACTGCAATTAGTATAGGAGCTTCATTCGCCATTCTACTCATCTTATACTGTCCTGTTTGACCACCACCGCCATTCACTGGCACTGGTACTGACACGACTGGAGGAGTTTCCGAGTCCTTGTTTTGGCCAACTGGTTGACTTATACCATCTGTTACCTGTCCTAAAGCTTCAAGATTCCTCTGATTAGCAGCAATCTCTAATTTGGGTATGGAAAGATCACCCATTGTTTCTGTGGGAACATCCGTCTTACTCTTATCTTTAAATAGATCTCCCCTCTTATCCAAGTCTGTCATACCAAAGCTCAACATATCCCCCATACCATCGAGACCACTCATAAGTCCCTGTGGTTTAGGTATCTCTGCAATAGGTCCCATAGGTGTCTCAGGAGACATGACTGTAGTTTTAATGCCTGGGTCTCCCTGAGATCCAAGAGCACCTCTATTTCCCTTAACACCTTGATTTCCCTTGATGAAATCTAAATTCTGGGGTGTTAATATCAAATCAGGTCCACCTTGTCCAGTAAAAGTACTTGTTGGATCAGTAAGTGGTTCTACTGTTGATGGTTGCATATCATCGCCACCAACAACAGTTCCTATGGGAACTAGGTTTCCAGCAGAATCATAATTATCTTTATCGGCTTGTTTATTAGGATCAGGTGTTGGAATAATAATTTTATCCGATCCCTCTACGGTGGTAGGAAACTGATCTTTAAAATTTCCTTCTGATGGTTTATCACTTAGTTGCCCATACTCGTTGACACGAGTGCCAGAAATGACACCAGTATCATCACCTTTACCCTCAACATCACTCTTTTCTGTATCATCATCCTTATCCTTATTAGGGTCTGTATCGATATTTCTTCTTGAAACTTTGCCTTTAAATTGCATCTCAACGAGACTCAAAGCCTCATCAAATTTCTCTAAGGATTCTTTGAATTGTTTAGTTACTTCTGATTTAGTTCCATCAACATCTAGTTCTTTTTTCTTACGTCCAAACACTTTCTTAGCAAGAGCGAGGCCACCTCCCAGAACAGATCCCTTAAATAATCCACCACCTATTGCACCAGCAACACCTAATGCTGCTGGTGCTGCTTTAACTGCCAGTGCGGCCAACCCAACAACTGCGGCACCTTTTAATAATCCTTTTAACAAACCTCCCTTTGACTTTTGAGGTTTGGCTTTCGCCATCTTCTCGATGAGATCAGCAATGATCCCCTTCGATTCCGTTAAAGATCCTAGAGATCTTTTCAGAGAGGATTGTAGACCCGACAACCCAGAGGCAAAGTTCTGTAAGGAATTTAATCCACCATCAAATATCTTACCTAAAAACGCCTGTGGATCAAACGTACTTACCTTAGATTGTACCGACTTTACTAAATTAGGAACTAGATTTTGGACTTTATTTTCTACTAGTCTTCCAACCCTTTTTATATTTGCTCTAGGTGTTATCTGTTCTGGAGGTTGTAGAGCCTGAGGAACCAGAGACATTTTGCCTCTGACTTTACTTAACGTTCCTTTTGTGGATAGTATTTTATTCTTTGCACCACCTACTAGACTCTTGGTTTTCCCAAAAATCTTGTTAGCTTTAACAGTTTTCTTAACTGATTTAGCACCTTTGTCTAATAGTGATCTTAGTTTAGCCATTTTTCATCTGGGCTTCCCTAGCTCTTGCTTTTAGGTTTTCTTCTTCAATATGAAGTCTAAGTAATCCAACATAGATGTCTCTTTCCCAAGGCATCCAATTCTCAACATCCCATAAGTTGTATTTATGGTACTGCATGAGAGCGAAATTGATTCGGAAGTATGTCTCAAGATTGATATGAGACATACTTAGGCGAAAAAATCGGCTAAGCCCTCTAATACTACGGTGTTTTCTTTCTTAGTGTTTGGATTAGTCACAGTCAGTTTATGTGACAATTTAGGCATAGTTTCAAAGAATTTTTCAAGTTTTTGAAACTGTTGTGAAGTCAATGCTTCGACCCATTCTTTTAACTCTTTCTTAGTGCAGTCCGATGCGGCAAACATCTCTTCATCGTTGTAAACCATCTCAATACAACTAGAGAGAACATTAAATGATTTCTCAATAGTATCTTCACTATCAGTAAAGTTGCTATCAATGAACTGATTAAGAGAAGGATATTTCATCTTCACAGTCCATCCATCACCAATTTCAATTTCTGATGTGTGATCTTCAGATCTTACAACTTGAATGTCAGAAATAGGAACGGTCACACTCACTTCGGTTTTCCCATCATCGCCACATGTAACGAGAAGATCAATAGATTCACCTACAGACTTACCACGAATATTTAAAAACAAATATTCAATATCAAAAGCGGGTAGATTATCTATCTTTAGGCCTTTTGTAATGACACACTCTTTGATTACTTGCTTAACTGCATTAGTAATATCTTTTTGGTTTCCACCCTCTAGAGCGAGGATAAGTATCTTCTCTTCTTTTACCAGAAACGGTCTATACTTGACAGTCTTTCCATTTGATGGCAATTCCAACTCATACTCAGTGGTAGTAATTTTTGGTAAAGGCATAATATGTAATTATTCGTTATTATTTAGAAGGGTTTTTGAAGCTACTTTGCTGTGGTAGATTCTGTTTCATTAGTGACATTAGAAGGAGATTCTAGAAGAGCATCACTGTTGTCATCAATATCATTAGATGGGATGGTTCCCCCAGTATATCCAACAACATCAGAGCTCCTCACCATGACATACCTATCATAAGCAAAATTAACTGTCACTTGCAATACTTGAGAATCTGAATATGATAGTGCAATATCCTGTATGGATGTAGGAAAAACATTAACAAACCTATAACTCAATGCTTCTGGAATGTTATTGTTCCCTAAACCAAAAGCCAGACTCGTTGGTCTCACGAGAGTTGTATCAATATTCCTCTCAAATTTAGTTATAGTCATACTTCTCTTGTATGACTGTGGATATCTATATCTCAAGAAATTATTATTTGCAACATGACTATTATCTGGATATCCTGTAGCTGAAGCAGTCTCTAGTCCAGCCTCAGAATACATTGGGTTTATATAATTGATCCATTCTTGAAACATTGTAAGACTTCTGTAGTCTCCTGTCAAGTAATAAGTGACCGCAACATCATTAAATGTTCTTTGTGCTGCAAATTTCTCTACTATACCTTGTCTACTCCCAGTCTCCGAAGTAGTTGCAAAAGTTGCTCCAGGCAATATTGCTTCAGTTGCCATTAAGGAAAATCTTTCTTGACCTAAACTATCTTTCTTATACACACCACAATCTTGTAACCACTTCTCTAAAGTGCCAGCTGAATTACTAGGTGCTAAATCTAGTCTTACTTTGTAAAAACTTGATAGAGATGGATGTCCTAGTGAGTCTAAGAAACTAGTCTCAAAGGTTTCACCAACGTCTAATGCGGTTTCTTGTATGTCAGCAAAAGGTCGAGGATTTTGGGGATTTGCTCCTAAGTTTCCAACTTTAGTACTAAAATAAGCTTTTGATTCCTTTGATGCCATCTAAATAAGGTTATGACTTACCATACTATGTATATGGCTTATAAGGGAAAATTTAAACCAAAACATACTAAAAAGTATAAAGGTGATCCCACTCAGATCATTTATCGCTCTCTATGGGAGAGAAAGTTCATGGAATACTGTGATCTGACCGAGAATATAAGTCAATGGCAATCAGAGGAATTTTGGATACCATACAAGAGTCCTTTAGATAGAAAGATGCACAGATACTTTCCTGACTTCTTCATCAAATACACTGACTCTGATGGAAAGAAACGATCTGTTGTGATAGAAGTGAAACCCAAAAAACAATGTAAGTCTCCTCCAAAGAATCCAAAAAAGAGAACTAAGTCGTGGGCACATGACGTTCAAGCATGGGTTGTTAATCAAGCAAAGTGGAAAGCAGCAGAAGAATACTGCGCTGATAGAAAGTATGAGTTCAAGATCATGACCGAAGACGATTTAGGAATATCTCATGATCGTAGAAGATATTAAACAACAAGCTGGTAAGAAAAATAGAAGTGGAGCATGGTATATAAATGCTCTCACACAGTCTCTATCTCAAATTCAGAACCCAGACATAAGTACAAGTGATACTAGTGGAATAAGCGAGGGAGATTTATTTTTCTTTTCATACAGTCCATCTTTCCCAGAAAGATATCAATTTTGGGACACTCAACCACTAGCGGTGGCACTGAAATTCTATAGAGATGGGTTTCTAGGATGCAATTTACACTATGTAAATCCATCTTATCGTGATTCAGTTGCAATTAGCTTACTAAATAGTGGCGGCGGGGCTGCAGTGCCTAGAAATACACTACACAAATACCTGTACTCTGGTGTGGGTAGTTTACTAAAAGTTCCTAGAAATGAAGACTGGGGGGAAATTTCTAAACTTCCCACAGAACAATTCATAGACAGGAACGGTATGAAATATCCAAAGTACCGAGCATTTAACTGGAAAAAATAACATGGCAGAACCTACATTTGCTAACCAAGTTGAAGAGTATGGCAATGAACTTAGGCTTAAGCAAGTACTAAAGCAAGATGTCACCACCACGGATGGTGGTACAGAAGAAGTGGAGTACAAAGTATTTTACAAAGGCGACGAAGTAAAAATATGGCCTGTTGATGCTAATGGTCAAGTTATTGCTGGATCAGAACCAATATTTGAAAATGGCGAGTGGAAGCCTGGCTCGGTAACAAAACCAATAATTGAAACAAAAGGTCAAGGTGGTTCAATTAAAACTCAGAAGAATGTAACTTTTGCTGGAGTTACTTTTGATGAAAAAGGCAATGTAGATACAACAAGTTCAATTTTACAAGAGCAATTAGCTGCGGAAACAAGATCATATGCTGGTGTAACAAATGAAGTGGTTCCGCCATGGGCACAAGACACAGATCTTACACCTCTACAAAAAGCAGAAAAAGATTTAAGGAGACTTAGAGAAGAAGGTTACATCAAGACAGGAAACGCAAAGACCGACATGAGAAGGTCCCAGGCATATTCTAGAGCAATAAGAATTGCTGAAAGGAAAGTTGAGTCGGAAAAAGAAAATGCAGAATTTAACTCAACTCCAGGCGGAAAGAATAGTGACATGGGAGGTCTGTCTGGTGTAACAGAAAGGATTAAATACGCTTTTGACAGAGGTAATGAGATTATGTTCTCTAGACCTGTCATATACCCACAAGACATGTCCATGAAGCAAGACCGTATGGTCATTCAATGTTATTCATATGAACCTCCATATAGTGCCGAGTTTAGTAAAGATAATGGAGCTGCTTATGGTGCTAAAAGGGGAACGGCATTTAGAAAGAAACTAGGTGCTCCAATCATGTTACCCATGCCTAATAATATGCAAGATACTAACCCACGAATATGGGAAGAAAGTAATATGAATAATGCGGCACTAGATGGCATTAGAAAAGCTGGTTCTAAGACTCTTATAAAAGCTATGGTTGAGGGTACAGGTTTCTTTCAAACTTTGGACTCAATAAGTAATTTATTCCAACTATCATCACAACAAGCTGGTAGAGCTGATATAGCAGCAAACAAAATGAGTCAATTACTTGCAGGTCAGGGATTTGATGTCAGTTCAGATCAAATACTAGCTAGAACTGGTGGAGTCATTGCAAACTCTAACACGGAACTTCTATTTGCTGGTGTGGGTTTAAGAGATTTTGAATTTCAATGGTTACTAACTCCAAGAGATGAACAAGAAGCTCATATATGCAGAATGATGATTCGTGCATTTAAAGAATGGTCTGCTCCAAGAAAAATGACAAAATTAGTTACGAGTGGAAGACTACAAGAAACTAATGAGGGTGGTACTGGACAGGCTGGAGGACCTAGTTACTTCCTAGGCACACCAAACGTGTTTAGATTGAGGTATGTTACTGATGGAAACAAACCTATCATGGGTGCAAACCTGTTCAAAGCTTGCGCTCTGAAAGATGTATCAGTAAATTATACTCCAGAAGGTCAATGGATGGCCTATGAAAGAGGTCAACCTACATCATATACGATGAAACTCAGTTTCACCGAATTAGAGCCTATATACAACACAGACTACCAAAAAAATGGTGGGGATAAGGATGATAATAGAATCTATAGTGATGCAAATGATACTGGAGACTTGATGCCAATCTTTGTTGTTACTCAGGATAATCCAAATACTTCAATGATAGGATACTAAGATGCAAGGTTATTTTTCCTACTTACCAAATATAGATTACATCTCTAGGTCTCCAGACAGGAGTTCTAATGATGAGTTCATTCCAGTAAAAAATATTTTTAGAAGAGCAAAACTTCGTGGAGATTTTGCTCAGGTAGCTACATCTTTTGAAGATTTCCTTATTGTCGGGGATCTCAGGCCAGATCAACTAGCGTATACTTTGTATGGGGATCCTAGATTTGATTGGGTTATATTAATAACAAACAACATAACAAAAGTTAGAGATCAGTGGCCACTAAAGGATAATGATTTCAGAAAATACTGTTTAGAAAAATATGGTAGTGATGAGGAATTGGCAAAGATACATCACTATGAGACTATCGAAGACACAGATTGGGCGGGAAGAATAGTTGTTCCAGAAGGATTACGAGTAGACTCCAACTTCGATCTTAAGTATTTAAAGTATATACCAGATGAACAAAAAATTATCTCATACAGTAGAGCCACTCAGTTAAATGAATTGTCAACCATAGATGATGTCGGAACTGCAAGAGATGCTAATGGTAATGTGATTCAAAATCAGAACGTAGCTCCTGTAACTAACTATGAGTTTGAAGTGGCTATGAATGATGCTAAGAGAAGAATCAGAGTCCTTAAACCAGTTTATCTAAGCACTGTTGTGCAAGATATGTATAGAATAGGTACATATAAGAAATCGTCTCAATACAAGAATAAGAGACTTAAGAGAGCATTCAATCCTAGAACTACATAAAAAAAAGGGGTCGCAAGACCCCTTTTCTATTATCTATTATTCCTTCTATTACTCTTCAGCGAGTTTTTGGAAGTAACTTAGTGCGTCGTCCTCTTCCTCTGTATCCACATCAGCGGATGCAGGGGTAGCACTTGCACGGAGATTAGATAGTTCCTCCTCGACAGTATTTCCTCTGCCTTCACTCAAGTCCTCAAGATCTTCATCTTGACGTGTAGGTGTTACAACAGCCTTCCTTGAAAGAACTGTATCCAAACGTCCCTTAAGTTGTTCGTATGACTTGAACTGGTCTTCAGCAGTGAACTCACTAAGATCGTAAATCTTGTTATAGATCTCCTCTAGTTTGTCATCATCATCCAAAAGTGCTTCTGGTCTTGCAAACTCTGAACTATCATAGTTCCAGAATCCAGCCACCTGTTTGATCTTCAACTTGAAGTTAGCACCCTTCCAGAAATCGAATGGGTTGATCGCTTCCTCGTCATCGAACTCAGGTTGCATTGCAGCAGTGATCTTATCAAAGATCTTCTTACCAAACTTGTACAGTTTTACCTGTCCTTCGTTCTCAGGATTACTGGAATCTTTTACGACATAAACATTTGCATAGTAAGAAAGCTTACGCTTTTGCTTACGAGCAATATCTTTGTCAGATTCACGACCACTGTTCCAGAGACTGCGATTCAGTTCTCCAACAGGATCATCCTTACCAATAGTGGTTAGACTGTTCTCGATATACCAACCGCCTGGTCCTTGAAATGCGTGACTCCAAACTTGAGTCCATGGCAGTTCACAATTAGCATGTGCAGGGAGGAACCGAACAACTGCGTATCCGTTACCCGCTTTATCTACAGCTGGTTTCCAAAGGCGTTCATCAGTATTGTTGCCTTTCTCGTTGAGTTTCTCAACTTTTTTCATCAATCTCTCTGTAAGAGAGCCTGCTTTAGATTGTTTCTTTAGTGCAGCAAATGACATTTAGTATTCTCCGTATTTTTGTATTGTAGGATTGGTTGTATTATAACAGATAATGGTGTCTGTGTCAATCTGGAATGTTTTCTTCCAGTTTGTCTAAGGTTTCAGTCAGAGTGTCAAAAAATTCTGAGATATTTTGACCTGGCTGAAGTCCCAGAAACTTGGCAGACTCTAAGATCTGCTCTTTCATCTCAAGCGCATCAGGATCTTCCTTCTCTAATTGCAGTCTGAACATGAAGTTCCTCTGCTTTTCGAGTAGTGTTCTCATCTTCTTAATGTGCAAAAGGCCATCATCCGCATTGGGACTTCGCATACCATTTATTGCTAGGCCTGACATGATATCTTCTTGTAACTCCTGTATCTCTGCCATGGCAGCTCTTACTGGAGCGGATCTAAAAAATTCACCCATCAATCGAATCTGATACTAATACTATTTATTTGTTTTTGATACCCACATAGGTAGGTATATAAGGGTAAAAGCAGTAACCCAAAATGATAGAAAAACGTATAAGTGACTACCTCTGTGAGGGGAAAATGCAAACCCTAAGGCTACAACAATTACCCAAACGTAGTCTACTATACCATGAAAGGTTTGCCAACCATCACCGTATTTTTCTATAAGATTATCTCGTTGTTTTGAAGCCCAAGGCGAGACATGGCGCATCATCACAAATCCCTCATTGAGGAACATGATGATAAATCCTATCCAGAATATCACAGAGGTAACTTAGATTTAGAAGTACGTTTTAGGTAATTCAATTCAGTTGCTTCCGCTTTCAATTTATCCTTGAGAGGTTTTGCGATTAATTTCCCAACTGACTCAAACTCAATATTATTTTCTTCGCAATAACTAATTATTGCTTCAATATAATTGAGCTCAGTGTCAAGTACCAGTTGTTCAACATCAGTAGTGAACTTGGTCTGGTCGAGAAATTTCTCTTTTAGTAAGTCGTTAACTTCTTTCTCCATACTCCCCGAGCTTGTGGGTGACGAATTCTTTAATATACTTGGTAAGAAGCTTAATATAGTCACGTTTGTTGGTCTTTTCATAAACTTTCACATCTCCATTATCAGCAACCATTAAGGTCACAATTTTCTCCACCGCAATACCTGTCATCTCAAAGTACATACAGGCATATGCAGTTTCTTGAACGAAATAGTTTTCTAACCATTTCTCTGGTTTAATCTTTTTAGATGTTTTGAAATCTATTACCGCTAACTCTCCATTGTATTCGGCAATACAATCAACTCTTCCAGCAATACCGAAGTACTCACTATATAGGGGTTTTTCCAAACAGTGAATATTATCAATTTTGTTTAAGGCTTCTCTTGCAGCAATCCACCTTGATTTTGTGGAAGGCAGAATGTCCTTCATAGAGTTGATATCTTCATTCAAAAGATACTTTTCAACCAGATCATGAAACTTAGTACCCCTGTCGGTGGCAACTTTTGTGATCTTATTGGCTTCTTCCTCACCCACTTTCTTACGCCATTTGATAAATGTTTGGCGATTATAAAAACTGGTTATGGAAGTGATAGATGGAGCTTTCTGTCCACTCGGAAGAGTGTAATACCTGACTCCATCTATAGTGTTGGCTTCTAACTCAAAATCACCAAGTTTATTCAAATGGGTAAACATTATAAAGACAAAGCGAGTTTAGTAACCAAGTAGTTTCTTACTAGACCAGATCGAACAATGTCATCTATACCGAATTCAACCATACCGAAATCATCTTCCATGATCTCAATGATACGTTTAAAATCTAAGATGCCATTCTTCTCATTGGATTTTGTAAGATCCGTTTGAG